GCGGGTATGAAGCCTCTCTCGACAAAGATGACGCCATGAAGCTCGCTATGAACGACATCGTTAAGATTGAATCCGGAGAGAAAGACTACGCCTCGGTCACGAACGGCGCGAAAGAGCTTGCCGATGCGAAGGCTGCATCCGGATCTAAAGAAGAAATGACTGAAAGGGGAGGTCAGGGGCCAGCTAACAATAGTCCCGCTCCCGAATTCAAACAAGCGACTGCCGAGGATTTCGACTGGGCGTTGCAGAATTCCGCTTTTGCTCTGGTGGCTAAAAAGACTGCTCCATCAGATGCGGCTTGGGCGATGTGGAAGCACTGCCGCAGTGCCAGCGGAGAGTCGATTATCAAGAATTTAATGGCTATTGTGGCTAAGAACAATTTTGGCAAGAGAGATGACGATGCTGAAAACGATAGAGCATTTGAAGAAACAGGGCTGCCTAAGACTTTCCGAGAACGGTTTTCAAAAGTTCGCGGAGCAGCAAGAAAGCTCTTCTCAAAAGAATTTCCTAACTTATGCTGATGTTCCTCTAAACATGGAGGAAAATAAGCTATGGAGGGCGTTCTGTTGGGAGCGTATGCGGGAAGACCCGTCATATGCCAGATTGCTCATTGAATCCTGCAAGAATGACATTCGATTCTACGTTTCTACGTTCTGCTACACGTATGATACGCGGAAAGTTAAGACGATTATTCCGTTTATACCGTACAAGTATCAGGAAGTCCTTATGTCGTTGATTATATTCAATGCGAATCAGTCTAAGATTCAAGATAATACCCGCCGTCGTTGGGATGTTGGCATTGACAAGAGCCGCACAATGGGCGTATCGTGGTGTGTGCTGTATGCGCTTGACTATGTGTGGAGATTCGATCAGAACCGCCATATGCTATGTATTTCTCGCGTTAAAGAAAAGGTAGACAATAAAGAGGACATGGATGCTCTTCTACCGAAGCTAGATTTTATCGAAGAACGGATGCCACCGGCGCTGGCAGTGCGTGGAGCTGACCACAACTTTATGAACGGTAGGCGCGAGATGAATATATCCAACGGTAGGAATGGCAGTACGATTATTGGAGAACCTTCATCTGACCAAGCGGGACGGTCTGGTCGTAACCTAATAGCAATGCGAGATGAAGAGGCTTTTGCTTTATACGGGTCTGAAATTACGCAATCGCTAAACCATACGACTCGTTGCCAAGTGCGTATCTCCACTCCGAATGGCATCAATAATTCTTTCTATACTGCAAGGCAACGTAGCGGAATCGACTGGATTTCTCTCCATTGGAGCCTGAATCCGGACTTTAATGCTGGTATGTATTCTGTCGATCAAGGGAAAGTATCAATAATCGATAAAGAATGGCACTCAAAACACCCAGACTATGAGTTCAAAGTCGAATCTACATATTCTGATCCGGGTGCGTCTTGGGAATTTCTTAGAAGTCCTTGGTTTGATGGTGAATGCGACGCAGCGGATAGCATTACTCATGTTCAACAGGAAATACAAATCTGCTACATGGGAACTGGTAGTCCTTGGTTTCGCGAAGATAAGATGGTGGTACTGAAAGCCAAGAATGTTCGTGAACCTCAAGAGGTTGGCGATCTAAAAGACATCATTCCTGAGAAGATTCTCGAAAGCGTTGGTAAATTCAAAGACAGAGATCAACGATTTGATAAATGCAAAGCTTGGTTCACATTAGGAGCTTCAGGGCTGCCCCCTCATGGCACTTCATACTCGATAGGGATAGACATAGGTGCAGGAAATGGCGGCGGCTCTGATTCTTCCGTTTCTGTGGCGGATGACCAGACAAAGGAAAAGGTATTTGAATATCGCACAAACGGATTAACACCGGAAGACTTCGCTAAAGCATGTCGGGCAATAGCGTTATTCTTTAATACTGATGTTGGTAGCTCGTTTGTTGGTTGGGATGCTGGCGGTCCCGGTGGACCATTCGGCACAAAGATGATGGCTGAAGGCGATCTTGACATTTACTATTGGAAATCTCGCAGTGAACGTAACGCAAAGCGTAAGAATAAGCCCGGTGTTCCGTCAAATAGACAGATTAAGAACGATATAATGACAGAATACCGTAGCCAGATGTATTCTGAGGGATTTGTTACTCATTCCAAGGAAGCATATGACCAATGCGCTCAATTTGTTCATGACGGTTCCGGTGGGATTACTCATATCCGATCTACTACAACTGAGGATAAGTCTGAGAAAGGTGAGCAGCACGGAGACGTGGCTACTTCCGAGGCGATACTTGTATGGATTATGGGCGAACGTCCTGAACCTATAGCGCAAGAAATAGTTATACCCGAAGGATGCTTGGCTGCACGGTGGGCTGAAGCTGAAGAACGTAACGATTCTACAAGGGGGTTATGGAATGCTTAGATCATTCTCGGCTATAGGAAATTCACTAGGTAACTTTTGGCATAAGTTGAGCAAAAAAGAGCTACAGCTTCGCCCTATGAATGACTATGACACAAAGCGGATAGACAGGAGATATACTTCCAGCCAGATCAAGAATCTAGGCGAGATTGTCAAGTATAATTATGACGAAATGAGTATTTTGCGTGATTCGTCAAAGGCAATGAGGGAGCAGTATGCCTCACATCTATTTACGAAAGACGTAAAAAATAAGGTTTTCATTAACAAGATGCAGGATGCAGTTCGCATTTGGACTCAGAATCTAATTACTGGTGATCCGCGTCTGTCGATTGAGACAGAGCATCCGGAACTTCGGAATCAAGGGTGGGCATTGCAACACGCCGTTAATATGCACCTAGCGGAATGTAGAATCGGTGAGGAATTCGCTCAAGGCGTATTCAATAGCTTCTTCGGACCCGGAATCTTCAAGACTGGTCTTGGTGCTGGTGCTCCACTTGTTTTTGCTGAAGATGGCGAAGGTATTGATCCGGGCATGGCATTCACGGAAAGTATTGCATTCGATGATTTTGTTGTTGATATGGCTGCAAAGTCTCCTTCAAAAGCGGATGTAATCGGAAATAGATTCTTGCGTCCAAGGGCTTGGGTTAAAGAGCAAGTCAGAAAGGCTGCGTCTGGTGCGCCGTTCTCTGGCATTGATGACAAAAAAGAAAGCGATATGCTTGGTAGTGACCTGATTAGTGGTCACAGGAACGACGGAGATACTCGAGCATACGATATGGTTTATGTTTGGGACTGGTATCTTCCAAAAGAGAATATGGTTATCACTATTCCCGATGGCGGTCAAGACCCGATTGCTCTATGGGAATGGGATGGTCCAGAAGGCGGCTTATATGACGTACTGAATCTGTACCCATTCTCCGAATCTCCTATTTCTCCCTCACCATGTATGTCATTGTATGAACTCCATATGTCAATCAATAAGCTAATGCGCAAGACTGTACGGCAAACAGATCGGGCTAAAAATGTGTTGGTTGGGGAACAGTCTACAAAAAAAGCCGCTGAAACTATAGCTGATTCTAACGATGGCGAGATTGCTCTTGTCCAGCCGGGAATGCTTGAGAAAATGAAGTCGATGAATTATGGCGGTGCCGATCCTGCTGGCGGCTTGATGCTAAACTTTATTCTTCAGACATTTGACACCGAGGGCGGAAACCTGACAAGTCTTGGCGGTCTTGGTCCTTCGGCAGAGACGTTCCGTGGCGACAAGATGATTAACGAATCCGCCAGTTCTCTCATAAAGTTCTTCCAGACAAGGCTTTCTGATACAGCATCAGCTGTTTTAGGAAAGCATCTATGGTGGGTCTGGACTGAGAACATCCGCGACTATGATGGTTCGGCAGAGATTCCCGGTACTGACATTCGTGTACCGTGGTCATTTACGGCAGGTGAGCGTGAAGGCAACTTCATAGATTATAATTACAAGATTGCCCCGTACTCGATGCAAAACAGAACTCCTGACGAGAATACTCAAAAACTGATGGAAATATGGAATGGCTTCATTATGCCAAGTGCAGAGATACTAATGCAAAGTGGAATGATGCCGAATGCGGCTGGTGTAGCTCAGTACATCTGCAAGCAGCAGAACATTCCTGTTGACATTGTGCTTCAGGCAATGGACCCAAAGATGCGCCAAGAATCTGCTCAGAAGATGGTTCAGGCTCCGGCGCGTCTTGGTGGCGATTCAAACACTACGAACACTCGTGTAAGCGTTCCGGGGGTAACTCCGCAAGGCGAAGCTAATAAATTCTCTGATGGAATGTCTCAGTTAGCCGCCAGCGGTCAAGGGGGAAGTGAAGCATGAGTATTGAAGAAGACGGAAAAATAGATATTCACAAGAGTCTCAATTTGCTTGTAAAAAATGTTGGTGAGACAAACAAAATTATGTCTAACCTTGCAGTCGGTAGTAGCAACACTGATAAGGCAATCGTAGGGCTGAAGATCAGAATTAGAATTTTAGAGCTTGTGGTTTACGGCGGCGTTGGAACCGTTTTGCTGTACGTGTTAAATGAAGGCTTGAAGAAACTATAGTTCATAAAGGAGAATCAAATGTATAGCAAATTGGTGATTGATGACATGAACCCAGATGTGGCGGCTACTGGATGGACAGCACTTGGGAATGATACCACCGGGCTTCTTGGTTCTACAACGCGCCTTTTCGACGAACATTCACTTGAGTTTGATAAGGTTAACGGGGCGGCTGGAACCGTTTACGCTGGTGCGTATAAGACTATTGGCTCTACCAAGGATGTTGATCTTGAGCAGCAAGACATTGAGCCTTGGGACAAGGTTACATTCAGCTGTTATCTTGGAGCAATCACTGCCGTAGCGAATGTATTTGTTCGTATCGGTACTGACTCATCCAATTATCTTGAATTCAGCGTTGCAGATTCTACGCTACAGACTGCCGGATGGAACTTTTGCGATGTTGCCGTTGGCGATGCGATTCTTGGCGGAACGGGTTGGGACCCATCGAACCTTACCTATCTAATGGTTGGCGTAGAGTTTGATGCTGAGAGTGATACGCTTGCTAATATTCGATTTGAACGGGTCGCAGTTGTTCCCGTAACACTGACGAGGGCGTAAGAATGCCGACATATACATACTCATGCAAATGTGGGAAGCTAACCGACCGGACGTTTCCTAAATACGATGACCGGACAGAAACAATAAAGTGCGAATGCGGGTGCCGTGCAGAATTCGACTTTGGAGCTACCGCCTCTGGGAATACAGTTTTATCAGGTGACTTGTGGGCGAAAAGCGGCGGATGGGAAGGAAGCGACAACAGAGGAAGTCTAAGCCGTGCCACAACAGCGGATGGAGTTGCCGATGAACGCGCATTCGACAGAGAGCATGGTATAACAAAGCACGTTGATTACGTTCGAGACAGAGACGATCCCGACACATTTAGACCATGCTTCAATAGCGCAAAAGGTCGAAAGATGTGGGATAAGTCTAGGAACTTTGTTGATCCAAATAGTTACTACTAAACCAAGGAGAATCTATGTCAGTTCAAGAAGCAGAAATTGGTACAGATGTTAATGAAGAAGAACAAGATGCCCCTACTGAGGAAGACGGTTCTGAAATGTTCTCAGGACAGGAAGAAGAGTATGTTGAAGAAGTAGAAGATTCT